TTGGACATGGAATAAGTTAGCTAAAAAACTAAATATTAACTCTCCAACTATAGGTGTTCTTGCTCAAGAAGTTATGGCAACAAACCCAGATGCAGTAACCAAACATGATAGCGGTTACTACATGGTTAATTACGGAGCTTTATAATGGCAAATCAATATGACTTTTTTAATTTAATGAAGTCTGGTGGCTACAACCCCATGGATGGTGGTATCACAACAAATCAAATGAAAGATTTTAGATTACAGGGTTTAATTAATGATATGAATCAAGTAAATGAAAAAATTAATTCATTAAATTTACCACCAGCACAAGAAAAAAAATCTGCAAATATATTTCAAAAAATAGGTAGTGCCTTTGGTCAATATGGTATGGATAACAGAATGGCAGCCGATGATTTTGTAGGTTTACCAAAAGACCAAAGAAGGGCTATGCAAATGCAAGGCTTACAAAATTTTGCCAACCAAATGAATCTTATCGGTGCACAACAATCTGGCAATCCTCAAAGAGTTGCTTTGGCACAACAAAACATAATGAATTTTCAAGAAAGAAAAAAACAGCAAGAAGATGAAAGAAAAGCTGAAGCTAACCAACAGAATTTAACTAGCAATGCTCTTACTATTGCAAAAGCTAATGGAGCAACAGATGAACAACTAGCCATCATTGCAAAAGACCCAGCAATAGCTAGGAGTGTGGTTCAATCGTCTTTAAAACCTAAAGAAAATAAAATACCATCACCAGCAGAACTTATAAAACAAGAAGAATTAGCAGTTTTAAGAAGGCTTGAAGAAGTGGGCGGAGACATAGATCAACTAACCGATTACCAACAAGGAATATACAAAAATTATATTGAAAAAAGAGATCCACCACTTAACATTGTTGATTTGTTGCTTCAAGCTAATCAAGATGAAGATTTAATAATAAATAAAGTAGAATAAAATTAACCTAAAAAAATGATATGCCTAAGTATGAAATCAAAGATCCCAAATCTGGTAAGATTTTAATAGTTGACAGTAATAGACAACCAACACAAGAAGAAGCACAAAAAATATTTTCCGAACAATCTCAAGAGACATCAGAGCCTGTACTATCACCACAAGAACCACTGCAACCTGCATCACCTCCTAAGATAGAAACACCAGAACCAGCTAAACTTACAGAAAAAACTATTAAAAAAGATCAAAATTGGATAGCTGCTGCAAAACAAGTTTATGAATTAAATGAAGGCGTAGATGCACCTAAATTAGACTCAGACGAACAATATGCTAATTATGGTCTTAGGTATATGGGTTGGTTTAATTATAATTTGCCTAAAATGGGTTTAGAAGCAACACAATTAAAACAAGGAACAGACGAACAAAAACAAGCTTTCGTAACATTAATGGATATGTATGATGAAAAAGCACCAAGCTTACAAGGGTTTGGTCGTGCTGTTGCAGGCGTACTATCTGACCCATCAACTTATGTTGGTTTAGGAACTTTCGGCACAGCAACTGCTGGTGCTCAAGCCTTAAAACAAGCAATCAAAGAAGGTGTAAAACAGGGAACAAAAGCTGGTTTAAAAAGAGGTGCAAAAATTGGAGCGTTAGAAGGTGCTGCTTATGCTACAACAGACAATGCTTTAAGACAAACAGCAAGAATAAATGCTGGAGCTCAAGATGGTTTTGATTTTAGTCAATCAGCTCAAGCAGCAGGTATTGGAGCAACAGCAGGGGGAGTTCTTGGTGGAACGATTGGAGGTTTGGGAGCTAGATCGTCTGCAAAAAAAATACAAAATAAAACAGAAGAACCATCTGTTATTGATACAGAAACATCTTTTGAAAATGCTAAAACTGAAATTCAACCAGATTTAAAGAAATTCAATAGAGAGGTTGCTGAAGATATAAGAACAAAACAAAATAAAGTTAAAGAAGATTTTCAGGCTGATATAAATTTAGAGCTTAATCAAAAAGGCATAGATGTTGGTGTAGAAATTTTAGATGAATTAAAAATACCAAGAAATCCTAATGTGCAAGTTTCAGATCAACTGTTTGATGTCTTGCAATTAGTAAAAAATCAACCCGTCTATAAAGATAGTTTTTTAAAAATTCTCAAAAAAAATAATATAAATGAAATAGAATTTGCACAATTATTTAAGTTGGGAGCTTCGGATGCTGGCAGAAGATTAGCACAACTAGCTATAGCTAAAAAATCAATGAAGGAAATTGGTGGTGAATTGTCAGGACTAGCACCACAGGACGGAATGGCTACAAATTTACTTACAAAATTTGGAGACACTGCATATAAACTAGACAATATAAGACGTGGTTTATTAGTTAGTCAAATAGCTACTTCAATGCGTAACTTTACTGCACAAGTTGGAAGGGTTGGTATGCACACCTTAACAGGTGCTATGGATAATGTTTTAAATTTAACATTTAATCCTCTTAGAAAATTATTTGGAAATGAAGCCGTTGACTACAGCAACTCTTTTGGTTTGTTGTTAAATTTAACTAAAGATAAAAAATTTGCTAAAGATGCCACAGAGTTTGCTACAAAATATTTTGTCAATGAAAAAGACAGATTGTTCAATAGGTATGCTTCAGATGTAGCAGATGCTTCACAAACACAAACAATGAAAGGTGCACAAAAAGTTGTTGATGGTTTAAATTTTTTAAACAGGATGCAAGAGTTTTATTACAGAAGAGGTATGTTTGCATCTTCTCTTGAAGAGACTTTGAGAAAGAAAGGCGTGTCATTAAAAGAAGCTGTCGAAAACAATGATATATCAAAGATAACAAAACAAGATGTGGAAAAGGCAGTTGATGATTCATTAGAATTTACTTATGCAAAAACTCCAGAAAATAAACTTGGAAAAGCTTTTGTGGACCTATCTAATTCAATTCCTTTTATTACAACTGGTGTAGTTCCCTTTGCTAGATTTATGACTAATGCTATGAAATTTCAATTTCAACATAGTCCATTAGGACCATTGTCTTTGTTATCAAAGCAAGAAAGAGCAGCAGTAGCTAAAGGAGATATGGGTGTTTTTAGTAAAGCAATGATTGGTTCTGCGTTACTGATGGGTGCTGTTGAAGCTAAACGTAAAGGTTTTGGTGGAGAAAAATGGTATGAACTTAAAGGCACAGATGGAACTACCATAGATGCAAGGCCCTATTTCCCAATGACACCTTATTTATTAATTGCTGATTTAATTGTTAGAGCTGAAGATGGTAGGATTCCACCAGATGCAAAAGATATATTGCAAGGACTAACAGGTGCACAAAAGCTTTTCCAAGT